AATCAATGTATTTGTTATTACCTACTGTACGTTTAACTTTAGTAATTCCAACTTCAGTCACAATACCAACACAAACACCAAGTTTAGTTTGATTATGATATTGATAAGTATATTCCATATATACTACCTGTCCTTTTTCAAACTTAGCTTGTTCTTCAATGTATCTATCTAATAGACCATCAAAAATAAAAGAATCAAAATTATCCATTTTAATTATATATTTAAAGTTAATAATATACATACTAAAAAGCCTAGCACTATCTTCACAGACAATACTAGGCAAAACTACAAATACGAAATCATATAAACGAAATGTTTGACACGAATATTATTACTAATTTCACAATCAATAATAATAGAATAATTAACACCAAATCAAATATGACATATAACACTTGGACTATGATAAATATTAATAGCACTATCTTCACAGACCGTACTATTACAAAAGTTACAATTAGAAATTAAAACGGATAATAGCAATATCATAGTTTCGGAGTTCAATTCCTCCATCATCAGCAAGTGAAATAACACTATTATCTTCACAGACAATAGTGTTAGAAATACAATCAAAAACTTATGTGGGATTATTTAGTAGATTTATTTGCTTTTCTACGTTTAAGTTCAGCATAAATTTCATCATCACTAACATTCTTAAACTTATTCTCCTGTTTATTATTATCAACAGATTGATTAATCATTTTAATCATTTCCTTATATTCTGCATTAGAAGTATTAATAATATGTTGAGCAATTAAATTATTAATTTTAGTATTAGCTTCAACAATTTTAATAATCATATCTTTAGCATATTTAGGAAAAACAGCAATGATAGGTTTAAGAATATCTTTATCTTCAATTACACTATCCCAACGATTAATAAGCCAATCAAGTTCAAATCCATCTTTAGTAACAAGTTTAATAATATCTTCTTGAGTTTTACCAAAATCATTAATATATTTTTGTTCTTTAAGAACATATACAAATAAAGCTAAACCTCTAACATATTGGTCTGGAGATAAACCTTTATCTTTAATATCATTAATGAATTTATTAATAAGTTCGCAATCTTCTTTATATTTACAGGTATCACAAGTAATACTATCACAAGATTTACCAAAAACTTCATCAAGAATAACTTTAATATTAATATTTTCCATAATTTTATTTATTTAATCATAATAACCAAAAACATCATTTTCAGGGTCAACAATAGGACTATCATCAACTATTGGTTCCCAAGCAATATCGTCAAAATCTTGACTTAGACATTCTGCATGAATTTCAACACCTTCAACATTATTATTGAAATATGTATCATCTTCAACAAAATAAATATCAGTTCTTTCCATATCTTTATATATAAAATAAACTCCGAGTAGAGAATGATTATCATCAACGTGTTAACTATAACAAACCCAATAAACAAAATGGCAAGAAAATGTAGAAAATGACAAGCAAATGAGAATTAGCTTTAACAAGCTCAACAGCACTATCCATCCTCTACGGGGAGTCTACACTATAAACTTAACTAGCTTCAGAATCTTTATTCTTTTTATGAAGTTCAGTTTCAGTATCAATCATAATACCAATAACTCGCTGACTATCACTAGCAACATCAGCATGAGCTTTAACTAAAGCATCAATAAATAAATCATCTGTATATCTATATTCTCTACGAAGTCCACCATCAGCAGTAACTCTAAACTTATTCCATAAGAAGTCAACATAAGCACCTTTAGCATTATATATTCTTCCATCATCTTCAAGAGTATGAAGAATATTAAGAGAAGTATGACGTCTAAATGCAGCATTGAATTTAACAATACAAACTACATCAAGAATATGTTGAGGAACATTAATTCCAACAGGAACACCACGTTTATCAGTCTTAGCATCTTTAAAGTCATTATCTTCATTAGCTTGACTAACAACAGTAGTTTGTTCTTCCTGTTTACGAACTTTACTTTGTTTCTTCTTCCTAGCTTTATTCTTAGGTTGAACAGTTTCACTACTAACAACAGCATTAACTTGTATATCTTCTTCAGGAACAACAAGTTTACCCTCGTGTTTAGCTTCTTCTAAACTTTCAGCCATAGTTTTCTTTCTAGGTTTAGATTGAACATTACTAGTAACATTATCAAAATTTACCATAACACTTATAAGTTTAAGATTAATATTATTATCAGTAGCAATATTACTCTACTGAACAACACGACAAATATAACAATTAAATATAATACTCCAAATATATTATAATTTATTTATACTATAATTCTAACTAATAATCAATAGCTATATTAAAATAACTAAAATCATTATAGCAATAGGAATTAACTTACCATGAGTATAATAAATATCAATAGTATCAAGAGTATCATTAGTATAAAGAGAATCAGTAATATCAAGAATATTAAGAATATCATTAGTAATACCACCAGCAATATTAGCATGACTAGTATTAATAGTCATTATAATACTGATAGTATTAATAATGCTATTATTAGCTAGAACTAATGCTATTAGTCATTATGACTAGAAGTCTTATTAGACTTGATAATACTGTTAGAGCTAGTCTTAATAACGATTGTATGACTAATCGTCATGACGAACGTCAATGAGATGATAATGATGATGCTATGACTGAAACTGATAGTGGTATAACTGAAAGTTATAATGAGATGGGAAAGGGAGTTGGAACTAATACTAACAACGATGATATAACTAGAGGTTATAACTAATGGTTATGAAGATATAACTAAAGGTTATGAGAGGGAATAAGAGGGAGTTGGAACAATAGGTTTAGATTGATTATTAGGAGTGTTATTAATAGGATGAAGAGGAGGAGAAAGAAGAGCAGCAGGACTAGTCCCTTCAGCATGACCATCTCCACACTCATCTCCACATTCACCACTCCCATAACCATTCTCATCTCCACATTCAACCTCAATTTGACCCTATTTGAACCACATTCAACTCCACCATCTCATTCTCCACAAACTCTACAATGTCCACTTTCATCTCCATATCCTCTTTCTCCACATTCAATACCTCTCGTCACCTCTAACTTCATCTCTATAACTTTTTGTTATAAGAGTAAATCTCCATGACCAATATCAGTATAACAAAATGTTATAAGAGTAAATCATCATTAGTTTCATTAGTAGAATTATCATCAGCAACCACATTATAATCATAGCTATCAAGACTATTATTAATAATACAAGCGATACTTTTTAATTTACCAGCAATACCAAGTCTGCTCTTATTAACACTATCATATACTTTTGTTATATCATCAGCATTACCATTAGTAGTCATATTAGTAATAGCAAGAAGAATACAATCACTAGCAGGATAAAGTTTAGTAAGTTCAATAGAAGTTATAGAATTATCATTCTCAACTTCAATAGTAGTAATAATACGATGTACTTTCATGATGTTTAATATTAGGATAAGACTTATCAGAACTTACAGCTAGGTCTTGATTGACAAGTCTTATCAGACTGTTAAGTTCGTTTACTGCAATCTATTTAATGTCGATAATGAGCATTTCCATGTCGAACACTAGCGATAGCATCAACAAAACTATTGTTGATAACATCAGTGCTACCAACCCGAAGGTCAGTAGCACTATGTTCATTAGAATGGAATGTCGTCATCATTCATTGCAGTAGCAACAAAACTAGCTGCTTTAGCTTTAGCTTCACGCTTTGCAGCAATGGCAGCACGAGCATCATCCATAATCTGCTTGATAAGTACATTATATGCACCAACAAGAACAGGGTCAGTAGGTTGTTCGATACCTACAATATGATATACATATCGGTCATAATCCACAACATTGTAAAGATTGTCTTTACGAGTAAATGGATTACGGTCTTGTACACCAGCAGGTACAAACTGACAAAGAACTTTGACAGCAACACCAGTCAGATACATACTAGCAAAACCAGCTTCAGCAGCTTCGCCAACATAGTTGACAAATCTACCGTAGAACTTGTCTTTGCGCATTACAAGCAGTATCTGATTGAATGGCATCTGAATAGCACCAAGCATACCCATTCGATGTGTACCATCAGGCATACTTTGAGCACCTTTAACAGGACTAGCAATAGTAACAAACGCATTGAGATAAGACTTGCCATTACGACCTGTACGTTCTTGACAATCAATATTAGTAATGACAGTAGTCATTACATAACTATGACCATCAGTACAGATGCGTCTAACAACATCATCAATGGTTTCCACTTGCGCAGAACTTTGGTTATCTGTATCAACAGTAGGTTGAACAGGTTGGTTAACACTAGTAGTTGGTTCAACTACATTAACACTCTCAGGAGCAGCAGCAGCACTCTGTGCAGCTTGCGCTAAATCTTTAACGTCTGGCATGACTATTAAGTATTTAATTACGCTAATCAGTAGCATTACTGACAGTTGTTTCGTTTCAACTGCAAAGTATTTAATGTTGATAATGAGCAGCATCATCTAGTAGAGATTAATCTCTACTAAGATAACTAACAATAGCCGATAGTATTCCAAATACAACAGCAGTAATCTGTTCATCACTAGTTGGTTCTACTTTCAATGCTAGTATGATAGCTGGTATCATCAGTATGATAGCAACTAACAACAATGGTTTGTTTGTTCTCATAATGATTAGTATTAATAGTTAGTAATGTAATGAGATGAATAATCTCAATGTATTTAATGTTGATAATGAGAGTGAGAACTTTACTTTCTCCTAGAACTTGACGGGGGTAGTCAAGTCCAATTTAATGACCCACCCCTTATACTCACTAGCCGCACTGTTACATTAATACACTCAATTTTTCAATCGTCATTATCATCATCGTCATTATCATCATCGTCATTATCATTATTATTTGCACTGTGGTCAGCACCATCTTGTTGTGCGCCACCTTGCGAAGCATTGTACATATCTTGGGAAGCAGATTGCCATGCATTATTTAATTCTGCTAAGGCTGCATCTATTGCTGCAATATCTTGTGTTTTATGTGCTTCTTTTAATTTGACAACAGCTGTTTCGATAGTTGCTTTTTTGTCAGCAGGTAATTTGTCGCCAAATTCTTTTAATTGTTTTTCACTTTGGAAAATCAAACTATCTGCTTCGTTAAGCTTATCTACTTTTGCACGCGCTTCTTTGTCAGCAGCTTCATTAGCTTTTGCTTCCGCTTTCATTTTTTCAATCTCTTCTTTGCTTAAGCCAGTTGATGCTGTGATGCGGATATTTTGCTCTTTGCCTGTTCCTTTATCTTTAGCTGTTACACTTAAGATACCATTTGCATCGATGTCAAATATGACTTCAATTTGCGGCACGCCACGTGGCGCTGGCGGAATGCTGTCTAAGTGGAAACGTCCTAAGCTTTTGTTGTCTTTTGCCATTGGTCGTTCGCCTTGCAATACATTCAATTCCACAGAAGGTTGGTTGTCAGATGCCGTAGAGAAAGTCTCTGATTTTCTTGAAGGAATAGTCGTATTGGATTCAATCAATTTGGTGAATACACCACCATACGTTTCGATACCTAATGATAATGGCGTAACGTCTAACAATAAAACATCTTTCACATCGCCAGTTAAAACACCACCTTGGATGGCAGCGCCAATAGCTACTACTTC